CTAAAGATAATGCTCAGCTAATTAGACAATATCGTGGTGTAGCAATGCACCCTGAAGTAGATGCTGCAGTAGAAGATATTACAAATGAAGCAATTGTGACACAAGATGACCGTGCTTCATTAGAATTAAACTTAGATAATGTAGAAGTTTCTGATAAAATTAAAAAGACTATGAACGAAGAATTTAAAAATATTCTTGGTATGCTTAGATTCAACGATAATGGCCATGATATATTTAGGCGTTGGTATGTTGACGGAAGAATTTTTCACCACTTGGTTGTAGATGAAAGTAATCCTAAGCTAGGTATCAGAGAGATTAGACACATTGATGCGGCTAAAATCAGAAAAGTAAAAGAGATTAAATCCAAAAAAGATGCAGAAACTGGTACTACAATTATTGAGAATGTAAAAGAACATTACATCTATCAAGAGAAACCCGGTTCTCACACAGGTGGTGTGAAGATGACCGAGGATTCCATCAGTTATGTAACATCTGGTCTATTGGATGAAACACGTAAGAAAGTTGTTTCATATTTACATAAAGCATTAAAGCCTATTAACCAATTGCGAATGATGGAAGACTCATTAGTCATCTATAGACTTGCAAGGGCTCCAGAGCGTAGAATTTTTTATATTGATGTTGGTAACTTACCACGTGGTAAAGCCGAAGAATATATGAAAAATATTATGACTAAGTATCGTAACAAATTAGTTTATGATGCATCTACTGGTCAGCTTAAAGATGATCGTAAGCATATGTCGATGCTGGAAGATTTCTGGTTGCCAAGACGTGAAGGCGGTAGGGGAACAGAAATTTCTACTCTCCCTGGTGGCGAAAATCTTGGACAGATAGACGATATTGTTTACTTCCAGAAGCGGCTATATCGGTCATTAAATGTTCCTGTTCAAAGATTAGAGCAAGAACAACCAATGATGGGTATCGGTAGATCACAGGAAGTAAATAGAGACGAGTTAAAATTCCAGAAATTTATTGACCGTTTACGGCGTAGATTTGCTCAGCTATTTTTAGAGGTTCTGAGAAAGCAGTTAATACTCAAAGGTATTATTACAGACGAAGATTGGAAAAGTTGGACGACAGATATTATTGTTGATTTCATCAGCGATAATAACTTTTCCGAATTAAGAGATGCTGAAATGTTGAGGGAAAGATTACAAACCCTTGATATGACACAGCAGTATATAGGCGAATTTTATTCTAAGGAATGGGTTTGGAAACATGTTCTCAACTTAACAGATGACGATATTGAGAATATGAAGAAAGAGATTGCTCAAGAAACCGCCAATGGAGAAATTGATAATGAAGATGATGATAATGATAAACAACCGGTTGCTAAAAAACCAAAAGGAGTAAATGATGGAAATGAATAGAACTATTGAGGACTTTATTAATGCCATTGGCCAAGATGACTATACTAAAGCAGAACCAGCTTTCAATGATTTAATGTCAGGGAAAATTGAGACAGCTTTGGACGCCCAGAAAATCGACGTAGCAGACAAGATATATAATGGTGTTGAAGCTGAAGAGCCAGAAGCCGTTGAAGATGAAGCTGAAGAAGCTGAAGATGACCAACGGTCTGCTTAAAATATTAACACTTATAAATATATCTAAAGTCAAAGGATCAACATGAAAACTTTTAAACATATACGAGAAGCAAGAATATCTGGCATGCCGCCAGGTGATCACGTTTTCGATACAAAGGTTAAAGGTGTTGAGATAATGGTACACAAGGGTGCTGATAAAAAGAATCCTTATATCACTTATGTCGATAAAGAAATGTTAGATAAATTTGCAGATTTAAAAAGTGCGAAGGCAGCTGGTTTAGAGTTTGTCAAGCAGTCGAAAGGATAATATACAATGAAGTTTATGGTGGAATCAATTGATAACGAACTAGAAGTTATCACTGAAGCTAAAGAGAATGGAGAAAAGTCCTATTCTATTAGCGGTATCTTCGCCATGGCCGAAGGTGTAAATAAGAATAAGCGTTCATATCCGAAGCCTATTATGGAAAAGGCAGTTCAGAGATATGTAGACGAACAGATAAAAACCAAAAGAAGTGTTGGAGAGTTAAATCACCCTGCGGGGCCAACAGTTAATTTGGATAAAGTATCCCATCTAATTACCGAACTAACATGGCAAGGTAATAATGTGATGGGTAAGGCACAAATATTGGATACTCCGATGGGTAAAATCGTAAAAGGTTTGCTTGACGGTGGTGTACAACTTGGAGTGTCAACTCGTGGTATGGGTAGCCTCGAGCAGAGAAACGGCGTAAGTTATGTAAAAGATGACTTTCTTCTTAACACGGTTGATATCGTGCAAGATCCATCAGCACCAAATGCTTTTGTAAATGGAATTATGGAAGGTGTGGATTGGGTTTGGAATAACGGCGTTATCGAAGCAAGAGAAATTGAAAGAATGGAGACTGAAATAAAGAAGGCTCCGCGTGCTGACCTCTATGAGGCTCAAACACGTGAGTTTAAGAATTTCCTCTCGTTGCTCAAAAACAAGAAAATGTAAAGGAGTCACAATGACTGACGAAAATCAGATCGCTGATACAGAACTCCATGACGAGGACGTTATGGAAGGTTCAGTAGATCCAAAAAATGCAGAACAAGCTTCGGTTGCTTCGGTGGATAAAGCCGCAGACGCAACTAAAAAAGCTACGCCTCCAAAGACTAAAGCAGCTATGATTAATGCTATGTACGGTAAAATGCACAGCATGAATAAAACTCAGTTGTCTGCCGCTTATAGCGGTATGCATTCTGAAGATGTAGATGTTGATGAAGATATGGCAGAAATTGCAGAAGCACCTGAAGTAGAATATAACTACAACGGTGAATTGCAATCTGTTATGGAATCAGAAGCAACTCTATCAGAAGAGTTTAAAGAAAAAACTGCAGTAATCTTTGAAATGGCGCTAAAAAGCACACTTGCAGAGAAAATCACTTCCCTGGAAGAAAATTATGCAACCGAACTAGCAGAAGAGATTGAACAACATCAATCTGCCATGGTAGAGAAAGTTGACGGCTACCTGAATTATGTCGTAGAAAATTGGATGGAAGAAAATAAAGTTGCCATCCAGCAAGGACTACGCACAGAAATCGCAGAAGGTTTTATGGACAAACTTAAAGATGTATTCACAGAATCATACATCACAGTTCCAGAAGGCAAAGTTGATCTACTTGACGAACTCTCCGAGCAAGTCACAGACCTAGAAACAGCTTTGAATGAAAGAACAACTGAAGTCTTGCAAAGCCATGAGTTGCTAGAAAACTATGCACGTAACGAAGTAATTCGTGATGCATCAGTTGATCTAGTTGAAACCCAAGTTGAAAAATTGGCAGCTCTTGTAGAGAATATTGACTTTGACGATATCGAATCTTTCACCAAGAAAGTCGCTATTGTTAAGGAAACTCACTTCTCCCCAGAAGCAGTCGAATCACCAATTACTGAAGATGTAGATGTTGACCAGCCTGAAGAAATCACTGAAAAAGTTAGTGATCAAATGGCCCAGTATCTTACAGCTATCAGAAGTCAAACTAAATAAAGAAGGATCCTATTAAATGGAAATGCAATCTTACGATACACTGGTAGAAAAGTGGGCACCGGTTCTTAATGAAGAATCAGCCGGCAATATCGGTGACCGTCATAAAGTAGCTGTTACAGCTGCTCTCTTGGAGAATACTGAAAAAGCACTGCGCGAAGAGCGTCAGCTTACAGAAGCTGCTCCAACTAACTCTAACGCCGGCGTAAACAACTGGGATCCAATCTTGATCTCCCTAGTCCGTCGTGCCGCACCAAACTTGGTAGCATATGAACTAGCAGGCGTTCAGCCTATGTCTGGTCCAACTGGTCTTATCTTTGCGATGAAATCACGTTACACCAGCATGAGTGGAACAGAAGCATTGTTCAACGAAGCAGACACTAAGTTCTCTGGAACTCAGAACGATGCAGGTAACGGCGCTGCAGGTCCATCGGGCTTGAGTGTTACTAATGCTAACTCCGCTCACACAATCGACTCTGATCGTGCAACCGACATC